TTGGCCCGAAATAGGGTGGTCACTATCTCCATAATATACACCTATGATGCTGCCGGAAGCACCGAAACCGATAAAACTCTTACCCGGAAATCGGTAGGAGCAATAAAACACAAAGCCCTTATTCACTATCTCGAAAACAGAGGCATTGACGCTGCTTTGGCAAAACGTCATTTGAAACAGGTTACTGTTACAAATAAAAAAACACAAAGTGATTTTTATGCCCTCGGCTTACAAAATGAAGAAAATGGATACGAATTACGCAATCCGAACTTTAAAGGTTGTGTCGGTAAAAAACACATTACTTTTATTCGTGGGACTGTACCGAAACCCGATGGTATTCATTTGTTTGAGGGAATGACGGACTATCTGACGTTCCTAACCATTAAAAAGACACATGAGTATGATGTTATAATTCTAAACTCATTGGCCTGCCTTAATAAAGCCACGCCTTATATTAAAGGGTATGGCTATAAAAAAGCTTATACATGGCTGGACAATGACTTGTCCGGGCATAAGGCAACAGAAGCACTGGCAGCGTTTTTCAAGACAGAGGATAATCTAATACACAAGCCGATGAATGATGTTTACAGGCCGCATAAAGATGTTAATGCATGGCACATGCATAATCTCAACCTTACGTTATAAAACAAAAAAGCAGGGGTATATACCTGCTTTTTATTTATGCATCTCATACTGAACAAACTAAACACATTAAAAAGTTGCGTTACTTAATAAATCAATTTTATCTAAGAGAAAATTTAATTTAAAATCGCCCCATCGTTGTTGTTGAATCTTCTCTATTGAGCTTAAAAAATTATTATTATTTACGTTATCCAACTTTGATTTTATTAGTAGAGTTTTTTTGTTGTCTTCTTCGTTGACCTTTATAAGATTTTCAGGGTTCAGTTCTGAATAATTGTTGTTGTAGAAAACTGATATAAGAGCAGCAACATTTAAGACTGTACCCATATCCCATTTATTAAGCCCCTGTGGTAATATATTTTCTACCTCTTCTAAGATATGCTGAACAGTTGATTGTCGTAACTGTAATTTTCGATATGTTTCGGGATAAAGCTCCTTAGTGTATATAAGGAAGACAAACAAAGAGGGAAACAAATAATTATCCGGTTTTAATGATTTTAAAACAACATTTGCATGCGAAAATATCTTTTCTTGTTGTCTTAATGTAATGTTTGTTTTTGAGAATAATAATGTAGCAAACTTTATAAATGCTCCACCATCTTCCACCAATTCGTGATGTGATGTTCTGCGAGGGTTCGTAAAAAAACTATTAAAATCAAAAAAATCATACAGATATTCGCTATAATGCCCTGGATTAGGTAATGGTATGCTATATTCTATATCAATAAATCTTCTTAAATATTCTGTACCATCAATTTGATCACTCCCATAAAATCCTTTTATTGCATTACCGAGTTGCACTTTATCTATTGAAAGAACAAAGGCTATTCCTGGAACATTAAAGAAATGTTTTACCTTTTCTAATACTTCGACTGCATAGTCAGGCCTACATCTATCTAATTCATCAATAATAAAAATCAGAGGCTTCCCATCGCTATGCGCACTTACAAAGTTTTGTAAATCGCTTCTAAACTCAACTAATCCCTTTTTCTTTTTTATATATTCATCTATTTCATCTTTTAAAATTTCAGTTGAAGCCTGTGTGATTTTTTCAATTGCATCGGTTATAACTTTTGTTTTAACATATTTTTCGGCAACTGCTTTTAAGAGTATGGGTAATATACTTTGGGCTATTTTAGCACCATTTTTCACTAAAGACTTAAAAGACTCACTCTCGGAGTCTTTTAGCAAATTTTTTAATTCTGATAAAAATGCAACAAGAGGATTACTATCAAAATCGTTTTCCCACGCATTAAAGTATAAAGTTTTAAATCCCGCATTATTAAGATGCTGCTGCCACATTTTTATAAATGTGGTTTTACCGGTTCCCCATTGATTATTAATTGCTAATACAAAACCACCTGAAAAAGAGGATACAATACTGGTTAAGGCATCAGCGTATTTTTCTCTACCAAGTTTACAGTTTTTGAAAGGCTTATCCGATGGTATTACAATTTCATTGTGTTTAATATTCATTATGGTGGTATATTAAATTATCGAGTGCGTTTTTTTGTTTGCTGCTTCTCTTTAATACGCTGTTGTTGAGCAATTACCTTTTCAAGTTCATTTTGCTTTTTACCCTCTTCCATTACTTGCATATATTCATTTTTTCCATCATTGGACTTTAAAACCTTTTTGAGTAATTCAGGCTCATATTTATCCATTAAATAGCCTGCATTAAAAGCGGCAGCAATTTGTTTGTCGTTTTCTTCTTCGCCCATAAATTAAAAAGTATCGAATGATTTTTTACTTAGGTATTCATTGATTGAATCCGTATCGTATAGGATTACACGAGGTGATGCGTAAACAAAACTAATTTTGCCTTCATCCCTGATTTTGATTAATGTGGTTTTGCTGGTAATGCGCAATTTGCTCATGGCTTCCTCGGTAGAAATCCATTTATCCTCTGTGATTTTGTTTTGATCTTTGAGCCTTGCAACGACTTTTTCGACCAGCTCATAAAAGGCGGGTTCTTCAAGACAGATAACTTGCATGTAATTGTGATTGTGGTTTCTCAAATATAATAAATGATATTTAATATTGCTTTGCTACTCAAAATCAATTGAGTAAATTAGCTATACTAATTATAACTTAATGATTTACAAATCTCAACTTGATGGAGCAATTGACGAAAAAATTGCAGGTCTGCTTAATGAATGGCATTATAATTCGATCCGTTTAGGCTTACTAATCTCTTTTTTGGGAGTAGTTGCAATTGGCGGCTCGTTATTTGTAACAACATTTCTTGGCTATTCGGATAATGACTACCATATTCCTAATATTGTATTCAAAGTAGTATCGTTTATCTCTGCGGCTTCTCTAACCACCCTTAGCTCATTTAATATTGTACAGCGCAAAAACGCTTTTCGTCATGCATGGCGAGTTTTGAGTAATGCCTACTTAAAGTTTAAAGCAAAAGAAATCAATGAACTGGAATTGATTAATGTTTATAAAGAGTGTGAATTATCCATTGGAAACGTCAAAATTAATCTTAGCGATAATTACGTCCGACATAGTAGTGAATTTTGAGAAATCTTACAAATGTTTCGCCAATGTTCGACCAACAAAAAAGGCCGACATTAAATGCCAGCCTTTTTGTTCGATTCTGAGTACCCAGAGCGGGAGTAGCTTTCCTGTTTTTATGGTTTATTAATCAGTTAGTTATATAATAGTTCGGAGTAGAGGCGTTTTATCTTTCATTATTTCACCTCAAACCCATTGTCTTCTGCAGCCTGTTTTACACTTTTAAAGAACTTACCGAAGTTTGTTTCGATTCTATTTTCAGGACCCTCAACAGTCAGAGTGATTGTAAATGGTTTTGCCTTTTTTGTCACATAAGGATGTTGTACATCAGAGGCAATATTGATCTGGGTATTTGCATTTATTAGCATCCAGTCTTTATAATCCTGCAAGAAATTAATTTCCAAAATTTTAGATAGCAATAAAATTTCATCTAAGCTCAATTTCTCAAGACTTTTTATTCCCTGAACCCATCTTTGGCTCATGTCCATCTCGGCCGCGAGCCATATTGCAGTCTTCTCAAGTTCGTGCAGACGCTCTTTTATCTTATATGCTATAGGATATTCCACAAAATTATTCATCTGTTTTTCAGTACGTTAACAAAAAAAGCAATAATATACATTGCAAATATTTGCGTTACCGCAAAATTCTGCATAGAATTGTCATGTAATAAGTGCAAAAACAGTACAAATTAATCATAAAAAAGTCATTAGTAAAATAGTAATAAAGTCCTATGTCTGAAATTGAAGCAATTGTGTGGTCGAAAATGGAGCTAAAGAATCTCCGGGCGAATCTGCCGAAGGGCTGGAAAGATATACTGGCCAGTGAATTTGAACTAACACCTGGTGCTATAAAAAATGTGCTGAGCGGCTTAACTAAAAATGATTTGGTGCTCATTCGCGCAGTTGAAATAGCTAAGGATCTACAGGATAAAATTCGCGCAGCCAGGGAGGCGGCATCAACCTTATGATACGCCAGCTCCCTGCAGGTTTACTGGGCGCCGGCGTCGAGTTTTTCCGGGACCCGGTTGATCTGGAGAAAGCTTACGGTGTGGCTTCGCGCCAGGTGCTGCGGATCAATGATCTGCCGGCAACTTTGAAGCAGGAAATTGATGCCGATATATTGGCCTTCCCCGTTAAGGGCGCTATGCTTAGCGCGATGGGGTATCACACGCCGGACACCAGGCGCGAAAAATATATAGGTTGCGGGTTCGCCGCATTTGATTCGCAACCCGATTATATCAATGGTGTGTTTTATCACCTGGAATATTCGCCATGCCCTGTGAGCGATAGCTGCCCAGGACACGGCATATTATGCAACCCGCTGCGAGTTGGTTCGCAAGGGAAAATATTAACGCCACGTGAGATCCAAATTTTTAAACTGGTAGGGTTGGGGTGGCTCAATAAAGAAATAGCTGCTTCGCTGGGCATCAGCGAGCAAACAGTTAAAATACATATTACCAATATCCAGGCTAAGGCCGAACTGGATAACAAAAAGGATCTGATCATACTGGCCTATCAAAAAAACCTTTTATCATGATTACAGCAAATTACATTGAAGCGCCCAATGGTTATTACTGCCTGGAGCTAAACTTCCCGGCCAGCCCACGCAAGGAGTACGCTACCGTACATGGCTGGGAGAATGCGCAGCGCCTGATATATTTCCATAACCGGAAATATATTACTTCCAAACTAAAGAGCTGGCTCGGCCAGCGGGTTTATGCCGCCAGGATGGGCAACAATACCTCACTGGTTAATTCGCTGCTGCAGGCTCAAAACATGATCATCTTTTACGAGCAAACCAACCTGGATAACATTTGCAAAATGGTTGACAAGCACGCCGAATACTTCAAAAGTTTCGCGCCCGGTTCCGACTCAGCCCATCGCAAACATTACTTAACTACCATATTGCCCATTATCACCTTTTGCGGTGATTATATGAAAGGGATTTTATCATGAATAACACGCTGGCTATGCTACATGGCTTTTTGTTGGAGCGCATGGAGATCCGCAGGTATTTACGCTTTATGAACGCGTATGCCGGTACCCGCGGAAAAATGATGCGGCTAATGGGTAGCACTTATTATGTGCGGCTGCTGCAATCATACAACCTGGATGGTGAAGATGCTTTACGATGGGAAGTTCAGGTGATAGACCAGGGCATTGATCAGGTAATTAAAAACATAGATATAAGCAAGGTATTACCGCCAATGGTATTAAAAAGTGAATAGTTCTTTAACCCCATGTCGGTCGGAATTGTGATAAGGTTTGTCAGATCGGGAGGGAGGTAAAACACTACAGTCCGGTTACGCTTCCGGACTTATTAAAAGGGTAAGTAGCTCAATTGGTAGAGCGTCGGTCTCCAAAACCGAAGGTTAAAGGTTCGATGCCTTTCTTACCTGCGCAGGCGCAATGTTCTTTATAAGGTTTAAGTAATAATAATTGTTTTGAGATCGGCAGCGCCGCCGGTATGTTGATTTCCCCATGGTACCGCGAAGTATCAGTAAGCCACCCCGGTAAATGTGCCGGGGTTTATTTAATAGTAACCATTAATATTAAAATATATGCGAAACTTTCAAATTGAAGTAATCAGAATGCCCTATGGCGTATCTTTTAAAATATCCTCAAATGGCGCTATCCCACCCAGTCCGGAGGAATATCTCAAGCTGGTAGATGATCTGGAAAAGTTAAAAACTGATCTGATCCATGAAGCAACCGGTCGAAGGCCAGAAGGCGCTTCTATACCGGCTATAAGTGTAAACATGCACAGAGAACCAAGTGACAAAAACGTTAACTAAAAACCCCTAAAATATGTACATTTTAACTTTACCTAACCCCTTACTGGCTACTGAAATTGATGATCACACTTATCAATGCTTGCCGGCAGAAACTCAGATACTTTATCACCTCGAGCCTCGGTACCGCGACAGCGCTTTTGATGAAGATGAGTTAGATACCAACTGCAATAATGATTTTTCGGGCGTGGCCGATGCTCCATTGGTTAACGAAGAAACTTTCTTTGGCCTGGATGATACTCCGGATACCGGCGGCTCCGATTCCGGTTGTGATAGTGGCTCTGGCTTTGATGGTTTTGGCGGTGGCGATGCCGGCGGCGGCGGTTCATCTGATAGCTGGTAAATCTTACGGCCATGATCATGCTTTACATCATCATCGTATTTGGCTGCGTGGTTGCGTACCCCGCAATTATCGAATATAAGCGTATCGCGCACAAGCGAGAAAAGGAACGCCGGCACGAGGAATATAAAAAAAACAATTTTAAATAATACCGAATACCTAACTACCCAACTAACCTAATCACATGTCTAAAAATCGACTTAAAAAAGGTACCGGCGACCTTGATCCTGAAAACCTCGACACTTACTTTAAAAAGCGCATGTTCGAGATCGGGATCACTAACCCGGACGATCATTTTTTTAAAGTAGAAGTGGAACATCCCGGTACCGATTACAAGCAGCCCATATTTACGGAAAATGTAAACGGTAACATCCACATCAATTACCCGTCGCTATACGGAGGCCCGGAATATATTGCCGGCACCGAGACGGATTTTTTCCGCGCCCGGTATCATCCGGATAACCAAAAGGAACCCGACCGTAAATACTTCCAGGAGGCAAAGAGCGGGGTACATATTTTTCACACGCCCGGCGTGATCGAAAAGTTTAACAACGAAACCAAAATAAAAAAACTTTTTGTTGTTGAAGGCGAGTTTAAGGCTTATGCCGGTTACCTGGCTGGCCTTGACATTTGCGGACTTGGTGGTAAGGATCTATTCAAGGGACAGGACGGTGATCTGCATCCGGACTTGAAAGAAATATTAAAGGTTTGCGAGGTAGAAGATTTTTGCCTGCTATTGGATGGCGACGTTTATACGCTAAACTGGAACCAGGAAGACGAGCCGTTAAAAGACCTGGCTAAACGGTTAAACTCATTTTATCAAACGGTAGTGCGCTTCCGTGAGGTTACTAAAGAGAAATTCAGCGTTAAGGACGTTCATTTTGTACAGCTCAGGTATCAACTGCTTAAAGAAAATATCAAAGGGCTGGACGACTTACTGTTTGCAAAAAAGGACCTGCATGAGCGTATCATCGGCGATCTGTTAGCGCTATCCAATTCAACTATTTATTTCACCGGGCGCAACCTCACCACAACCAGCAGCACCAAAATTAAAGCTGATTTTCTATTAGCCTATAAGAAGCATCCGCTCGGCTATGTTCCGGAGGACTTTTACGAATGGTTTGTTGATGAGATCACCGATAAAAAGTTCAAATTCAATGGCGCCATTTATCAGAATGATAAGGAAGACGGCTTAAACATCATCAGGCACGAAGATACCGACCTCTACAAACGTATCGGTACCAATTACATCAAAATAATCAAGGTTCCCAATTCAAAACGCATCATGGAAATGCGCCGTATAGCCTGGGATAAGGGTACGCTAAGTGAAGACTATGTAAAAAAGGGCTATACTTCGTTTATTGATGACATTGACAAATACGATGCTTTCTGCAATGTGCCCAATAATACTGAAACCTATGAGCAGGTAATAAATCAATGTTTTAACTTGTATTTTAAACTGGAACACAAAGTAGAGGAAGGCGATTTCCCGACGATTAGCAAATTCCTGAAACACATTTTCGGAGAAAAGCCGATCGGTGACGGCGGCTCTACTAACTTGGACATGGCATTGGACTGCCTGCAGCTTAAATATTTAAATCCAACACAAAAGCTGCCCATACTTTGCCTGGTTAGCGAAGAAAATAATACAGGTAAATCAACTTTTTTATGGTTTATGCGGGATCTCTTCCAGGAGAATGCCACGGTGATGGGTAACCAGGAGATCAACGACCAATATAATGACGATTGGGCCTCAAAAGCGGTGATAGGCATTGATGAGGGCTTTATTGAAAAGAAAGTTATCCTGGAGAAAATTAAGTCGCAATCTACTAACGATAAGATCAAACTCCGGGCCCTATATGCCGGGCGTACCGACGTTAGCTTTTTTGGCTGGTTTATTCTGACCAGTAATGATGAGAAAAACTTTGCCGCCATTAGTCAGAAGGAAATTCGTTTTTGGGTAAATAAGGTACCTGTATATAAAGAAGAGGATCCGCACATGCGCGAGAAAATGAAAAATGAGATTCCCGCATTCCTTTTTTATTTAAAGCACCGGAAAATGGTGCATGAAGAAAAAACCAGGTTTTGGTTTGCAACTGAGCTGATGGATAACGAAGCGCTCAAAAAGCTAAAAGAAAATTCGCGTGGATGGTTCGCCGGCGAGATCAAGGAAATTATAACAGAGCTGTTCTTCAAATTTAAGCACGACACACTTTACTATACGATTTCTGAAATATCGGATATGGTTAACGGGCCTAACTCCGGCGTCAGGTTTCGCAAAAACGCCATCAGGAATGATTTAGAAGAAAAATTTGGTTTAAGACCCCGTAACGGTCGTTATCAGCAGCCCAATGATCCGGATGTGCCTAATAATGCACTAACATCAGAAAAACACGGCCGTTGCTATGAATTCCGGATAGAGGACTTTTTAACCGAAGACGAGATCCGTACAGAATTGCATGAATATATTGATTATGACAAGATCCACGGTAAGCGATCAATAGAGATTAAAGAAGTGTTTAAGCAGCTACCGGCAAATAATATAGAATTCCGGCCACCGGCACCGGGTGAAACAACAGAGGAGGTATTTTAAAATTAAAGGTATGGAAACAAAAAACGAAAATGAATCTACGAACTGGTTAACCGGTGAGATCAAGGTAATAATAACAGAATTGTTTTTTAAATACAAATGTGTCGCTTTGTATTACACACTTACAGAGGTGATAGCACTAATCAATAATCCTAATTGCGCTGTCAGGTTCCGCGCAAAGGCTATCAGGGACGAACTACAGAACAATTTTGGCTTAATGCCACGAATGGGCAGATATTCACAGCCACGCGAGGAAGAATTCGTAGATTTTGGCGCAAAGTATTCTAAAATAGCCCGATGTTATGAATTTCGTATTCAAGATTTTTTAACCGAGGATGAGATCACTTGTGAATTGAACGAATACATTGATTATACTCAGCTTCCCGTTAGTCGTGATATTAATCAAAATACCCCTCATCCATTTCCACATAAAGCGAAATGCCTGCCTATGGTTAAAGCTTTAGCCATGGTATTTCAGGATCAGATTGCTGAATGTATTGAGAATGATGAGCCTTTACCTGATAGGATAATGGAGGAGGTAGCAACTATCGTGATGGAAGATGGACAGAGGGTAACGGCTTTTGTGGTAATTGATACTAATTGGGGAAATAGAGACCCATTAGATCCGCTGCCTGAGGTTAATTTAGAAGATACGGCTTCATAATGGACATTTTCGAAATTAAAAACGCGGATGGCTCCATAGATGAAGTACCGTGCTGCCTGTTTCAGATGAATGATCAACAGATCTGCTATGTGATCGGCTGCGATTTTACAGCCCTGGGAAGTGTGGATCACATCGTGTCCAGGCAATCGCCCGATTGGGAATCGGTAATGATGGGCAAATTAGATGAGCAAAATTTCATTTTTAAACAGCAGCTCATCAATAGCCTGTGCATACAAGAATGGGATTTTAAAAGCTACCCGAACCCCGAAATAATCATGTTCACTAAAAAATAAATTATATGCAAACATTTAAAACGATTGAAGAATGCCTGGTATCATTAGGATATGAGCCAGATTACCGCCCTGATGCCTCAGGCTTTCCGGAAGAAGACCGCTCGTACTCGGTAAGCGATTGGGTACTTGCCAAAGTAATTAAGGCACACAACTTTGCTAACGACCCTACATGGGTAGCTGATTTTAAAAACCAAACTCAAAAAAAGTTTTGGAACTACGGTTATGTAGTAGAAGACGCTACCAATCCCACGGGGTTTCGGTTCACGTACACGCTCACGCACTGCGATCACGCGGGCACGGATGTCGGCGCCCGCTTTTTGCTGCTTTCGGATGAACTGGCGAGGTACATAATTAACCAGTTTCCGCAGTTATACCTGGATTGCCACATGGTAATTCTGATTAATAAACAATCCTAAATTTTAATCTATAATAACTTAAAACCAACAAAAGTATTAACCTGGGAAGACATTTGCGAAGTACTGCAACGGGACCTTTTTTTCAAAGACACAAAGGCTTTGGCTGAATGTTTTGTGGATTCAGTTAAAAAGCTGACGGGTATGGTTGGAATTAAAGATAAGGAGGAAAATTCATGACGTTTAAGCAACATCAACAACAATGCCCTGATGCGCTGAGTGTAACGTTAACCTCTAAAACACCGGTAACCATTGAGCAGGCGCGAAGTCTGCTTTACGGCACCGATACCGACGTTTTACTGCTCGAAAATTTCCAAAAAGGTAACAAATACACGTTTATTTTTTCAAAGGAGGCTAATGTTATTTGGCCAGGAATAAAACCATAACATAAGGAGGAAATCGCATGAAAAAAATAACACCGATACTTTTTAGTCAATCAATGGTCAAGGCCTTGTTAGCCGGCCACAAAACACAAACCAGGCGAATTATTACCGATCAGCACATTCTTACTTATTTGGATGAGGTTGAGCGTATTGCATTACACGGTACAAATTCGCCGGCTATTCAATGGCCAATAGATCAGGTTAAATTTAAAAAGCCTTATGGCGTACCTGGTTCATTGCTTTGGGTTCGCGAGTCGTTTATTAAAATACCATTAAAAGGTGAAGGCAATCCACCGTATTACGTGGCCTTCCCCGATTTGATTCCGGAAGCAGCTCGTAGAGGTATAGCACTGTCGCCATCAATCTATTTAAAACGCGACAAAGCGAGATTCTGGTTAGAAAATACAGAGTTAAGAATTGAGCGGTTGCAAAACATATCGGAAGCAGATGCTATTGCCGAAGGCATAGCTCAATCAGACCACTATATTGACGGCTGGAAGTGCTACCTGTGTGATAAAAACGGGCATCGCGGCGATATGCTCGACGGCTTATGCGAAGACGGTCTTTTTAAAACCGCTGTGGAATCGTTCCGCAGCCTGTGGGAGTTAATTAATAACCCTGGAAGCTGGCAAGCTAATCCCTGGGTATGGGTGATCTGTTTTAAAGAACTATCGCGCAAGGGTATGCCGGAGATAGCTGAGTTGGAAGGAGCGCTGCCATGAACGTGCTAAACAAGTACACGCAAAACATGCTGCCATTTAATATATGGGAAGTCAAAAAATTTGCCAGGGAGCTTAATGATCCTGATTTGATTGAATGGGTAAATATTGAAGGCAAAGGGCCCTTTATCGAACGGGTAAATTTCAGTAAGGATTATTTCCCCGCGCATATCTGGAAGCAGTACCAGGCCTTGTTGGCGGAATTTGCCGGCAAGCTCGAGGCCCTGGCCATTGAGCACGAAAAGCAGTTAAAGCAGCTGGGCATTAGTACCAAATTAGGTTCAGAAAATTTACCAAATTCCAAAGTTACGCCATGACGAAAAAACAAAAAGAACGGCTAAGCAGAGCGGAAAAACTTTTAGACCAGGCTGAGGAAATAATTTGCACTGTTAAAAACGAACGCCGGGGTGTAGCCCACGACGATGATTATTACTACCTGGAAGATGTGCAATTCAATGTTAGCGAGCTATCAAAACAACTTAACGAATTTATAAATCCCACAAAACAATGATTTTATCAAAGGAAGCCGTTGAGGCCTACAAAACATTAATAACCGATCCGAAAGCGCATGGACTTGACTTTAAGCCTTTAGAACAATGTTTTGAAAAATCGGACACTTGCCGGGCGCAGCACTTATTATTTGAAGATTATGTTGCTTATATCAATAAGCCACTACCAAAAGTGATTTTCTACATCATTATCCAACAGATTTATGGCAATTGTACGGGAATTGACACAGCAGCCAATAATTCAGGTGGTTATTTTTTAAAACTAAACCCCAATTAATCTATGAGGTTAGGAGAACACGCCCGGGGGATCAAGCGCGATCAGGCGCGGCAGCGAAAGAAGGTGCCAACGCTCCAGCGCAACCTGGATGAGTTGGTACCGGTACATATTGATGCCAAAACAATCATCATGGTAAGCCCGGATAGGGTTGATGCTGTTAAACAAAAATACTTTAAATCATGATCATAGAACCGTTTCCACTCCAATGGCCGCAAGGTTACCCGGTTACTTATGACCGCGAATATTCAAAATTTAAATGCACGTTGGCCGAAGCCCGGGACGGTGTTTTGTACGAACTAAGCCGGCTTAAAGCTACCGATATTGTAATTACCTCAAATGTGCAGGTAGACCGGCGCGGGCTGATCCCGGCGAGTGGCCGGCTGGTTTACGACAACCCGGGCGTGGCCGTATATTTCAAATACAGCAATCAGGAATCAATTGTAGCCTGCGACAATTGGAAGTATCTCCATGAGAACATGCGCGCCGTACAGAACAGCTTAGAGGCCATCCGCAGCCTGGAACGCTGGCGCTGCACCAACATTATTAGCCAGGCGCTGAGCGAACGTAAAGAATTGCCTCAAAACGCCGGTGAAAGCCACCCGGCCTGGTGGCAGGTGCTTGGCGTGGATCAAAGCGCGTCGACCACGATGATCAAGTCGGCCTATCATGCGAAAGCCAAAGTTTTGCATCCGGATAATAAGCATACCGGTAGTAAGGAAAAGTTTTTAGATCTGTCCAGGGCTTTTGAAGAAGCTATAAAAGCAAAAGGATAATGAAATTAACTGAATATACTAAAGCTAAAGGCTTGTTTACGAACTTTTTTGATCTAAGGTTAAGCGATTTTTATGAGCAGGAAATGTCTGTTGGCTTTCAAAGGATACAAATTGATATTGTTCGATTCGATGCTTGGTTGCATCAGCAACATGGCGATTATGAGAGCATGGGATATAGCCTAAAAACATTGCTAATTAATAAATATTCAGAACAGGCTTTTAAATTTTTAGATAGTATCTCATGACATACGGTTACATCAGGGTTAGCACAGATAAGCAGAATTACGAAAATCAAAAGTTTGAAATTTTAAATTATGCTACAAAAAACGAATATATAGTTGATTCCTGGATAGAAGAAACAATTAGTTCCACAAAGGATATAAATAAACGCGAAATAACACCATTGATAAAAAAGATGAATAAAGGCGACCTATTAATATGCTCTGAGCTATCCAGGATAGGGCGCAATCTAATGCAAATAATGGGTATCCTTTCAAATTGCATGGAAAGAGGATTACAGGTACATACCATAAAAGATAATTATAGATTGGGTAACGACATTCAGTCCCAGGTACTGGCGTTTGCTTTCGGACTATCAGCCCAGATTGAACGTCAGCTGATCTCACAACGGACTAAAGAAGCGCTGGCCAGGCGTAAAGCGGAAGGCCAGATACTCGGAAGGCCTAAAGGAAGTAAATCATCTCAAAAGAAACTTACCGGCAGGGATTTTGAAATCGAGGAGTTATTACGCCGAGGTGTTCCTGCGAGTGTTATTGGTAGGATACTCGGCGTGCATCGTTTAACCGTGGCTTCATTTGTTAATGATAGCCCAGCCTTGGTAAAAGCCAAATTAAATAAAGTCAATACTGGTTTATCAAAATATGGTCGCTTAGAGATTATCCAAAAACATCAGATCATAAGAGAGAATATTACTTTGAATCATTCCAGGAAATATGAAACGAGCCTGTTCGGTTTGTTACCTGGTACAAAATTTTTTCCGTATGATGAATACGAAATAAATGAAGTATATGAGATTGTTAGCCAGGGCGACGAATATGTAAAGGTTAAAAATCCTGACGGCAGGAATATTTATTTAAAGACCGATACGCGAATTAGCTTAAATATATGAATTACCTCACGCCGGAAGAAGCATTACACAAGGAGCGCTGCAGGTTTCAAAATCTGTTCGGCAAGTTCAGCTGGTGGCAGTCTACCATGGGCCGTGTGTATGTGGTTGTTCAGCTGTGGCACGATGAGCATGGTATGGTGGAGGACGTAGATTTTTTAGAAAAGGGAATGGAAGAACCGGTTAGGGTAAGTATTGAAGAATTACAGGTTTTAATGAGTAGCGCGTCGAAGTTTCACAGTATCAGCGCTTCTGAGGGCGTTAGTTTTTGGCCTAAAAAGGGATAGTTTAAGGCCAAACTACAGACACATAAATATACAATAATTAATTTAATATACAACTAAAACATTAAGAAAAAAGCCCTTTTTACAGGGCTTTTTTTATGCGCTTCTTATTTTGAAGCAAAGGCATAATCCAACACGCTCAGTTCTCTTCCCAATTGCCTTATGCCCTCAAATACCCTTTTTGCTTGCTTTTCGCTCGCCGGCTTGATGCCATTGGTGTATTGCGACAATAAGGCCGGGTTCATTCCAATTCTCTTAGCCAGGGCCGTTGAGTTGATCACTGTATAGTATTCAAAAAATGAAGGCATATCATATTTTAATACGATAGCGTCTTCCGTGGCCAGCGCCTCGCCATTATGCTGCAGCTGTAAATTTATGGCATCTAAAATATTGGCCTTTAATTCTGTTAAATCATCCCCCATGGTAACAATGGAATGGTTGTCAAAGTCTTCTGCAGAAGCCGAAAAGCCATCTTCGTCCTTTCCCACAATAAAAACTAATTTTTTCATAACTGATTGAAATTTAAACGTAAAATATAATTTAGTAAAGGTGGGGCTATTTAAGCCCCGCCTGTTTTAGTAATTTTTCTGCCAACCCCTTTTTCATTTCTTTTGAACCGTGGCTGGGGAAGATGATTTGTCCACTTTTGTCAGGATGCTCCATAATTAAATGGCTCCCTGTTTGCCGGACTGTCTGCCATCCGCCTTTTTGTAACTTTCTGAGTAATTCCGAACATTTCATCCTTTCTTTTATTGTTGATATAAAGGTAATGTTTTTATTACTTTTACACAAGTAAAAAGTAATTTATTTATTACTTTATTTTTAGTTGCAAAAAGTCAGTCGGTACTATGGCCACTTGCTTATCTTTGAAGCATGGCCACACCCTTCCAACTCATCCCCAATGCAGGGCACGATATTATAGTGAATACCGTTACAGCGTTACGTGTACATGTATTTTTTTTAAAGCACACCCCATTTAAAGCGCAGCCGAATGAGATCCATTTGTTTGGCAACGACCAGGGCACACTCATGGCCTTCGAAACGGAAGGCGTATCTGCAGACACGGCCCTCGAGCTGGCACCGGCCATCAACTGGTATGCGCAGTGCCGCGATCGCCGGCAAATGGAAGTGTCCCCGTTCGATCCGCGCCCGGTATATAATTAGCCGCCCTGGCGTTATGGCTTTGCGCAGCATAGCCTAACGCACCCATGAGCTGGCCATAGGCCAGGCGAATACCATATCTCTTTTCTTGTTTAACCTGCGCCAGAGCAGCTTTCTTTGACTGGAGAGAGTGGGCACCTCGCGCGTTCGTTTCTTTGTGACAGCGGAAAGCATGACGGAGTGAGGAACGAACGAGGGCGTGATTTTTGCTTCACATTGAAACAACGCACCTGGTGAGCGATAGCGAACTCCTAATCACTTTTTTGACTCGCCGACTGGCGAGCTTTCGCGCCCCTTTTTTGTTGGGGAGAGGTGGCTCCCTCGAAATTTTTTATTTTACTACAGAATTTTATTTTGCACTATTTATTATTTTCTTTCTATATAGAAGAAAAATAGTTACAGTTGTTACAAATTGAAATCATAAAAAATAATACTTATGATTAACTGTTAGTTAAGTGGCATGTGCTACCGTAACACTTTAAGTAACAAAACAAAATGTAACGTTACGTACTGTTTCGCAACTGTTACAGATGTTACGAAGTGTTACGAGTATAAAATATTAATAATCAAAGCGGTAACACGTTTTGTAACAGTTGGAACGCGTAACAAAGCGATTTCAATTCTTTTTTTTTAAGGGATTTTTTATTTTTTCTCAAAAACACCGTGTCGTTTTTTGAATGAGGGCAACGTTGTACTTTTAAATTATTGCCTTTTACTGTATATTTAAAAACCCTGAACAATTTAAAATGCAGCTGATCCACCCGGTCGCAATTAAACCCTTCATTAAAAAGTATATCGGGCACCGGCTCCCGGTATCTCCGTTTACTATTACCAAAACCAACAAGTACGGAATTTTCCTGTATAACTGCCTCAGTAAGCCAGGCCCAAAGATGGTACGGAGCATAGATCCGGAGATTATTGACCTGGACGAATATTCGGACACGCTGGAAGTATCGATCAGCGAAAATTACTGGCAAAAAAAAGGCGGTTGTATCCTGAGCCAAAAGCAGCTCGATTTTAATAAATTAATTGAGTACGATTTTCATGAGGAGTTCTTTAAATACGTGTCGATGCGTATCGGAAAAAAGGGCAGTATCAATTCCGCGATTATGAGTTTTAGAGAAAGTTTTGACATCTGCGAAGACGAATTATCGTTCAAAACTATACAAAGAGCTTTCCAACGCGAACAGGCGCGCGTAACAGCTTATCAATCAGCCTGATAAAATTTAAGTAAAAAACGGGTCAAAATTGAGCGTTTTTTCGGCATCCCGAGCTGTCGTTTAGCACTTTAAAACCTATCATCAAATTGGTAAAATGATCACAGATTTCCCAGCTAAAAAGATTTACAATACCGGCGGCTACACCGCCTTCCAGTTTGTGCCTTACTATAATGTATTAACCTACCCGGCCATAGCTGCCGGCGAGGTGCTTGCACCGGTTACACTGGTAGCCGGCACCAGCTGGTTAAATGGTTACTCCACACCAGGCACGTTGCTTTTAACGGAACAGCCAACATCGGACGAAAATGGCATCATCTACAATATATCCATTACCGGTATTGCACCTGGTGATAAGTCCGAATTGTTCGATCAGATGCAAGGCATGGAAAATAATGTACCGTTTTTGGTGTTGCTACGCGACGCTCAAAAAAAATTACGTTTGGTAGGCAGCCCTGCCGTTCCCTTAATATTCAGCTCCAACTTCTCATCAGGCGCGCTAAAGAGCGACCTCAAAGCCTTCACATTTACGTTTACCGGCCAATGTTTATACCGCGCACCGCAGTATAACGTGTAATTACTGTCGTTTATAGCCCCTGGCAATTGAAATATCATTGCAGGGATGGTAGATCTTGTCGAACGAATTTTATCGCAGCCCTGGGCAATTGATAGTGATTACGCTATTAGTTATGGCCAGGGCATTGCCAATTTACTGGCCGGAAAGCAGGCGTTCCCCGCATTAAGCAAAAGCGAATGGAAGGCCCGCAACAAAACCCTTTTAGTTTATCTCGACCAGGATGACACCACTACCGACGATGATCATGTAGATGATGATGGTAATGATGACCTGGTAGATCCGGATGTTGAGGATGACGAAAGCACCGATGCTCCGGAGCCGATCAGTACCGGCGCGGTTGCTGTTTTCCGTTTACGCGGCCCGGTTTTAAAATACTCCCAGTTCTGCGGGCCCCGTGGTACGCTGGATCTGTCGGCCGAGGTTGACAAGATGGCGAACGACCCCAATATTGTGGGCGCCGTGTTCCATTGCGAAAGCGGTGGCGGAGAATTTTACGCCGTACGCCCTTTAACCGAGGCGTTTAAACGCTTTAAAGCTAAGAAGCCATTAGTTACCCTGGCCGGTGATTATTTATGCAGCGCGGCCTATTACCTGGCCGTTTATACCGAAGAGATCTTCTTTGAGCATCCTAAAGCCGTTATCGGCAGCATAGGCACCAAAATATCCTTTATGGATATGAAACCGGTGTGGGAAAAGATGGGCGTAAAGTTCCATGACATCAATGCCACGGCATCCAGTTTAAAAAACAAAACCACGAATGAGGCCCTGAAAGGGAATTACAAACCTATACTTGATAAAATGCTGAACCCGATAAACGATGATTTTATAGGTGATGTAAAAGAGCAGCGTGGTAAAAACCTTTCTAACAACAAAACCATCCTACAGGGCGAAACATTTTTTGGCACCGTTGCCCAAAGCCTGGGCATGGTTGATACCATGGGCACGCTGAATGATGCCGTTGCCCGGGTGCGCCAGTTAGCCGCTACATCCCGAACACAGAATAAAACCCCACAAAACTCCATAGACATGAAATTTACAAAAGTAGAATCGTTGGCTGGAATAGCCAAACCCACAGCAGAACAACTTGAAGGCGCAAACGCCGAATTAACCGAAGCCGGAATTACTGGCGCCACACTGGTAGATGACGGCCTGATCCAAAACGCGGCCGAAGTAACCACAGCGAACGCGACACTAACCACCGAGGTAGCCACTTTAACAACGGCCAAAACGAAGGTTGAAGGCGAATTAGCAACATCTAAAACAGCATTAACAGCTGCCGAAAGTAAAATAGTAACCCTTGAAGCTCAGGTTGAGGCCTTTGGTAAGAACGCAGGTGCAAACCACAAAAGCGAAGCTGGTAAGGATACCAATGCTGCTGATCCGGATGCTGACTTCCAGGCCGTGTTAGACGCGATGCCTCATAATCAATCGGCTGATAAGATGCTTGGTGGCTTTGTAAAATAAAGTTATAGGCATCGGAAGCAATTAAATTTTCAAATCCCCTAATTAATTAATAACAAATGAAACCATTAATCTTAACCTTAAAAACCATCGTTTTAGTAGCGTTGGCGTTTTTATTCGGTGTACTCGCTGCCCAGGTGCTGGGAGTTCCGCAAATGGCCCTTACCGCTGGTACGGTACTGGCCTGTATTTGTTTAATACCGCGCGGCACAGCATTGCGCGGATCCATGTTCACCATTATAGCCGCCGATGTGGTTACGGAATGGGGAGCGTATTACAGGCAGCAAGGCCAAACGTTCCAGGACATCGTTAAAAAATTAATGCAAAAATCGGTTACAGCCGGTTATTTCCCCACCCGTTTTACCAATAACACCATTTTAGAAAAGGTAAGCGCGGAATTCGCCAGGGTATTGCAGCGGTTCCAAAAAGGCTTTACACCAATAGGCTCAACAACTTTCGAGCCGATGAGGATACAGCTTTACAAATTAAAGATCGACCTGATGGAAACTCCGGACGATATTGAGGAAACCTGGTTGGGCTTTTTAGCCGATAACAGCTTAACCCGTAAGGACTGGCCGTTCATCAAATGGTATTTAGCCAACGCTTTAGATCAGGCCGATAAAGATTTGGAACTGAGCGAAATTTGGGCTGGTGTACCGGGAACCGTTACAGCTGGTACCGCTAACGCTGCAGGCACCAGTTTGCTGGGCATCCGCAAACAGATCAACGATATTAATACTGCCGGTACCGGCAGCATGATCACCATGGGCGCTGTACCTACAGACGCTGTTGGCGTAGTTGATTATGTGGAAGAAATGATAGAGGCCGTTCCGGAGCTATTGCGTAACGAATTGGATTTTGTGTTTTTGAACCAAACGAACCGGAATTTATTCCGCGACGGGATGCGTACCAAATACAATACCTATTACGCTGATGTTGATGATAACAAAATCACCAAGCTGCGTAATTACAACATCCAATTAGCTGCGCTGCCAAGTATGGTAGGCAACAACAAAATATGGGCCACACCATTGTGGAACCGCCAGGCAGGCTTTAAAAAGCCAGGTAACGAAAAAATATTCCAGGTTGAAAATGTAGACCGGAATGTGAAGGCCTATACCGATTACTTTAAAGGTTTCGGCTTCTGGATATCTCAATATTTGGTTTACAACGACGTAGACCTGGTTTAATCATTCATCCCAAATTTAACCAAAGAGGCGAAAGCCTCTTTGGTTTTAAACCCAAATTTTAAAATCCATCATGGAAACAAAAGATACATCAGCGAGCCTGACCATAGAACTGCAGGCCGCAACAACCCCCGAAGTGATAGCAGCTATTGCCGGCCGGGGTATTACCGCTTTGGCCGCTTCTGAAACGGCATTGGCCAGTACGCAGGCTTCTTTAGAAACCGCGAACACAACCGTTACCGCAAGCCTGGAGCAGGTGGCCGAGCTGGGCAAGCGCCTGGACGTGTTAGAGAAAAATAAAGCCGGCGGCGCAGTTATCGCCACTGTAGACGGTAAGGATTACAAGATCATAGGCAACCGCTTTTTGATTAAAGGTAATGCTGAACCGGTAACTGCAGAGCAACTGAGCCAAAATGAAGATCAGTTAAGGCTCATGGTCTCCAAAGGATCAGGAGCGCTGATCCTGGTGGCTGATAATACAGCTGCAGCAACTGTTTAATTTTTAACCCCAATTAATCAAAAATTAAAGATGAACGCATCCGCAGTAAACTACACCAAAGGCATATATAACCCGGCCGGTGTAATTCAAATTTATTATGCTTTGGCAGCAGATATTGCCACTTTCCCGGTACTGGCCGATCCGGGTACCGCAACCACGTTAAGCAGCCTGGTTGAATATTCCGACGCGATAACCATGGCGACAGGCAAACAGTTTTGGCCGTTGTATTCCACTTTGGAAACGGCCGAGTTAAAATCGACCTTATCGGGCGTACGTGACGGCAAGGGACGGGAAAACTCGTTGGATATATCTTATCCCGGTAACGACTCTAACTTCCTGGGCTTTGACGCCATTGCGCCATACAACGACTTCGTTTTCCTGATCAAAGAGAAAAACGGAAAGTTGCGCGTGCTGGGTAGCCTAGATGATCCGGCTTACCTGGACACAGACACGGCCACATCGGGCGCTAAGGTTGCCGATGCCCGTACAACCAAAATGAGTTTTAAGGCCCCGGCAGAAACGGCTTGTCCGATTTATACAATGGACATCAGTACATTGCTGGTACCGGCTGTGGCATAAAAATCATAATCATTAAATAATCATGAAAGTAAGAGAATTAAAACCTGAAGTCGCCGAAGTATTTGAGCTGGTTAAAATACAACCAGGAAAACACCATTTTAATGGGTTCGGCGTAATTGATCTGACTGAGATTGACCTTGCGCAGGCAGAGGTGCTGCATAAACGTGGCCTCCATCACCTGGTACGTAAGGACGTGAAAGCTGAAAGCGCGAGGCCGAAAGCTGAAGTTAAACCTGTGATACCCCCAACGCAGGCTTAATGAACTTTTAAAAATCAGTTAGATAGACCTGGCCCCGTAAGGCCGGGTTTTTTTCTTAATGCCTGGGTAGACAAGGAATCACCCTAAAAATTAAGAAAATGAAAATTAATTTAAAAACGCCTATCAGCTATTATGGCGGTAAACAAAAGCTGGCCACAAAAATTTTATCTGTTATTCCGCCGCATACGTTGTATGCTGAACCGTTTACCGGTGGCGCTGCCGTGTTTTTTGCAAAGCAAGCCTCCAGGGTTGAGGTACTGAACGACACGAACAAGGAACTAATGAACTTTTACCGGGTGGTACAAAATGATTTTGTAGGACTGGAGAAAGAGATCAGGATAACGCTGCACAGCCGTGATCTGCACCGCAAGGCTTCGGTGATCTACAATCATCCGGATATGTTTACCGAGATCAAGCGCGCCTGGGCAGTTTGGGTGTTGAGCGCCCAGAGTTTCAGTGCGCAGTTAGATAGCTCGTTTGGCTATGATAAAACGGATAATACCACTACCAAAAAGATCATTAATAACCGGGACCGTTTTACAGAAGAATTTGCCATCAGGCTGCAGAACGTTAACCTGGAATGCGCCGACGCTTTATACGTGATCAGCAGCCGGGATACTCAAGAAAGCTTTTTTTATTTGGATCCGCCGTATTATAATAGCGATTGCGGGCACTATGATGGTTATTCGATGCAGGACTTTGAAAACCTGTTAATCAAGATCGCATCGATCAAAGGTAAATTCCTGTTATCGTCTTATCCATCGGAAATATTATTAAAGTATGCCAAACAGCATAACTGGCACATGTGGAGTGTGGAATCGGGCGTATCAGTGAACAAAAAAGGAGGTTATATGAAAAGGAAAATTGAGGTGCTGACGGCTAATTATCCAATAGATTAAAAAGAAGCCCGGACAGACAAAAGGTTTTTGCGAAACATTCATCATAACAAACTCGCCCGAAGACGAGTATGCGTCCGGGCTATATCTGCTGAGAGTAGACAAGGCACACGGATAGTTATGAAGAATGTTTCGCGTTGCAAAGATATGGTTATATTTGGGTATGGGCAAAAAATATCATGACGAAGATGATGAGGACGAAAAACCAGAGAACTGGCCAGCTATACGCGATCTGTTCGCTCAAGTCATTCAGCCGGCTAAAGACTGGACAGATGCTGATATAATTGAATCGGTAAGCGGCATGGCCGAAAAATTTAGTAATTCGTTCCCTGGCGTTGCTTATACGTTTGACGATTTAAAATTAGCGCTATTTGATATGAATGTGTCTTTTGAGCGTAATGAGCATAATAATAAATTTTATTACCTGGCTAAATGGCGATAGAAAAAGACTTTAAGAACCCTGAAATATGGGAGATTGTAAAATCAATTCAAGAAGATCGTGAGAACTGGGGGCGACTATACGGAGAGGCCAAAGCCACTATGCAGGTTAATTTCGGTACCAATGGTCGGTATAAATTGCTTTGCAACGACGATGATAATTTAAATTTGATGCTAATTAAGGTATTTGAGTATTTTATGGAAAAAGAGGCGGAACTGATAAAATTAAAAGAAACAATGGTCATTCCGTTGACAGATTCGGGATTATTAGCTTTAAGACCGCATATTGATAATGATGGCCTGTAATATTTGAACCAGGACACTACAGTAAGAGGTAAGACGGACAACACGCTGTTTAATAGAACGTACTTTGGGCGCCACCGCACAACCTTGTGCTTTTTACGTTTAGTTATCAATTTAGCCATGCAAATCTGCATGGCTTTTTTTAATACATTTGAAGTTCACAAAGTTTTATGACGGCGCAACATCAGCAATTCCCACACGGGTGTAGGGGACTGAGCCAACCGGCGGCTAATAGAATATTCAGGATTAGTGCACAGCCTATATATTTTAGACAGATGTCGACGTAGTGGGTCATAAAGATCAACCCATTAGCCTCGTTTCTTTTGAAGCGGGGCTTAATTATTCATTCCCTTACCTGTCGTTTAGCCGGCAATTGCCATTTTTCACATTCGTGCAATGGCAATTGCATCAATCACTGGCTGGCTAAATAATCCCCACAAAACGTACCATCAGGGACATGCACTATATGAGCAGTATGGTGATAATCCTGTTTTAAAGGTTCTGCTGAAAAGCGGATCAACATCGTATCACCTGGCGAAGCTGAAAGCAGGCCTGGAGGAAGTGAACAAAAAAAGCAACCTGGTGCCAAAGCCTATTGTGATCAGCCAATTTATTCCTGAGCAATTGGTTTCACCAGGTAAAACGGCGCATGACTATAAAGATGCTCCCGAAAAAATATTGCAGATACGGGACCTTAAAACAAACCGGTATGCGCAGGCCCGCAAGCTGTTTGAAATGATCCGGGTATTAGATAGCGCAGATCTGCGAAAACAAGCCGCCTTAGAAATGCTCGACCACATGGATTTTGTGAATGAGAGCTGGGCGGTTATTGATGAATGGAAGGCCAATGGCGTTATCCGCGAAATTGAGGAAAAACAAAGCACGATTGAAATTGCAGATCTGTGTATTCCGGATCTGTTGAAAGAATCGAAAAACCTGCCATCGTATATCTCGAAAGCAAAAACCAAACTTGCCAAGGCTAAAACACCAACATCCCAGGTTAAAGCATCCGCCAGGCTGCACATGCTGGAACGTCGCTATGAAATTATAAAGCAACGAATGGAGGCCGAGTTTAAATGAAACTCTTAGGCAAAACTTCCAATTATGAGCGTATAGTCGCTTTTATGACAGACCGGTTAGCAGAAAGCGAACTAACTGAACATGAGCGAAATTTAATTAATCGTTGGAACGAAGCCTATACTTTATTACGCAATTATAATTCTACTGCAGACGCTGCAGCGATTTTAATGAAACGCTTTCCTGGTTTAAGTCGTGCAACTGCTTATCGCGACTGCAGTAACGCCATTAATTTATTCGGTGATATTTCAAAATCATCAAAAGACGGGATTAAGCACCTGACCACAGAAATGGTGAAAGATGCTGCTGTGATAGCCCGGAGCATGGGTAGCCCGAATGCAATTATCAAAGCTGCATTGGCAATTGCCAAAATTAACGGTGTTAATGTAACCGATCCAGATCTGCCAGATTTTGAAAAAATAGAACCGCACACTTACGAGATCAATTTACCGCAACCGGTATTAAAAGCAATCATGGCCATGATAGGTGCTGGTAAAATTGACCTGAGCGAAATGGTGAACAAAATGGCTTTGGAAGCTGATGAAGCTGTCATCCTGGAAGAAACTAAAAATCTGCCTGATGATAATTCCTGATCCGCGTCCAAGAAAAACGGTTGTTTTAAATCCGATGCAATTAATGCTCGAATTGGCACCACAGCGAATTCGTGTAGTGCAGGTTGGACGTGGTGGTGGTAAATCAACCGGTGCGGCTTTAGATATTAAAAATGTGCTGTACGACATGCCCATGTCGAAAAATTTTATTTTAGGTCAAACTTACCAGCAAATATTAACGCGCACTTTGCCATCAACGATCAAAGCATTGGCGATGATTGGTTTTTATAAGGATCTGCATTATTTTATCGGTCGTTATCCGCCTAAATCGTGGAAATGGCCTGAATGCTATGAACCGCCATTAGATCCGCAGCATTCTATATTTTTCTATAACGGTACAGTTTGGGATCTATTGAGCCAGGACACGAATTCGCGCGGTGGTAATTATGCCAGCGGCATGTTTGACGAGGCGCAAGATGGCGATCAGCAAAAATTCGAATCGCAGGTAATTCCGACTATGCGTTTGGAATATGAGCGCTTCAAGTTAAAACATACCTACCGGCGTTTAAGTCTCTATTGCTCAATGCCCAGAATGCGTCGTGCTGAATGGATATTTGAATACGAAGAATTAGCAAAAAATTTCCCAAAAGAACATTTATATATTTCCGGGCCTTCAAGTATCAACTCACATAATCTGCCACCAGGTTGGTTTACGGATCAGAAACGTATTTTATTGCCATCTGAATATGATATTGAGATCTGCAATATCAGGCCACAAAAAGTTATCGGCGGTTTTTATCCGATGTTTAATGATAAGGTTCAAACCTATGTGAAGTTTAACAACACGCATTTAGATAGTTTGATCAGTAATGCAAGCGGTTATAATACGGAAGACTTTGAAAACTTAACATCATTGCAAGATGATGATATTGTTTTTGATGAACCGCTTGAGATCTCTATGGATTATGGTGCCTGGTTTAATGGTATCGTTACCGGTCAGGAACAGGACAATGCTTTCTATTTCTTATCCGGAATGTCGATCAATGAAACTGAAACCTTCGAGGATTTACTAAACAAATGGTGTACGTATTACCGCTTCCATCGCGATAAGACAGTGTACTATTGGTATGATCATACCGCATTGGATAATGACAGACGAACTGATATATATCCGGTGATCGTTAGCAGAGTGCTGCGCTCTTACGGTTGGAACGTGATCGAGATGTATATCGGCGCGCAACCGAATCCGGATGACCGGTATAGATTTTGGGGTTATGCGCACAAAGGCGATCATCCTAACCTGCCAAAGTTCTGGTATAATCGTCATCATTGTAAGTATCTGATCATATCGGTTAATGGCGCAAACGTTCGTCAAGGGCGCAACGGATTCGAAAAGGATAAGCGGGACGAAGCGAATCATGCGATAGATCAGCGCACAACAACACACTTCTCTGATGCGATGGATACGCTTGCGCTCGGCAAGTATGGATCACGCACTAACACCAATGCCGGCGCCATACGCCCGCGCCTGGGTAGGTAAGCCACACCACACCACCACATCTATGATCATCATCGTTGCGACGATGCGACGTCAATCGGCAACGTCGTATCATATAACGTGCATTTTTCAAAATGGCAATTGCCTTTCTTCGATAGGGCAGGCGTTGGAGGGCAAACAAATATTTGATACGAATTAAAGTTTTAGTTTGACTTAAATGGCTGTTTTTTAATTAATTCAGAAGAAAAACCGATAAAAATTTGAGATTTTAATTAATTCCCTTCAATCCCTGCCGATTGCGCCTTCCCGTATTGTCGTTTACCCCGTGTTTAAGGCTGCGCATATTCGTTTCATGATCGCTTTGGCAGATGCACTCAAGATAATTAGGCAACATGATTACCGCGACGGTAACGGATCATTCGGCGTAGTGTTTCTCACTTGCAACCGTACTGATAGAACAGGAGGGGAGTTGATTGAACTTACCGAAGCCTGCGGTTGCGGCTTGCCGCCTACCTGTAAAGATCACGACATGATCGGCATCAAGGATATGCAAACCGGCAAACCTTACGCCGTTCACAATAAGCTACTTTTTCAAATTAACAAACAGGAGATATACTGGGTATGAGTAATGTTGTAGTAAAGCACGGCAGCGCCGGCCCAATGTTCGCGTACAAGCCCGGAGGCACAGCATTGCTGAACTTCGAAGCATCTGCCGGCAAGAAATCTTCAATATCTTCCCCTGCAGAGTTTAACCAGGGCGGAGCGTCTCCCGAAGAGGAGCTGGGCAAAACATGGTTCATCCCCTGGGGAGACACCAACGACTTCCCGCGCAAGATCGCTCTGCTGATGCGAAGGAGTACTGTCGGCCGCTCTGGCTTGCAATTGCTATCCAAAGCGATCTACGGGCAACGCCTGTACACTTACAAGGTAGTTGATACCAAAGATAACGGTCAGCCGATCATCCAAACGGTGGCGCTCCCAGAGTGGGATGCCGTTACCGCACGCTCAAACTTTAATATGGTTCGCCTGGGCCTTATCCAGGACTATACTTATTTCGGCATTTGCTTTCCGGAGATCCGCTTCAACGGAAATAAAACGCAGGTGTGGGGAATTGATTACCACAAGGCCACACATACCAGGTTCGCGCCTATTGATCCGGATAACGGCCGCATACCAAATGTATTTATCTCCGGGCGCTGGCCTTACCAGGTGAGCATCGCGGATACCCAACAGCTACCGGTTATCGACCCGATCCGTTACTATGATCAGATCGCGGAAATAAAAAGCAATTACACGGATTTTAAATATGTAATGCCGCTTTACTGGCCGGACGTGCTGAACGACTATTACCCGGTGGTGTACTGGGACAGCAGCCGCGACTGGATAGAAATTGCCACTTCGATACCCGCATACAAAAAGGCACTCTTTAAAAACCAGATGAGCCTCAAGTATGATATTCAGATCCCGATGGAATACATGACAACCATGTATCCAAACTTTCAGGGAATGCCGATCGAGGAAAAGGATAAGATCGTTGACGAGCTGTATGACGAGATCGTGAGCAACCTTACCGGTGCCGAAAACGCTCAGAAGGCTATCCTTTCATTTTACAGTACCGGTAAGGACGGTAAGCCAATGGGTCAATGGATCATCAAGGCTATTGACGACATCATGAAAAATGATGCCTACCTGCCTGACGCTGCAGCCGCCAATTCGGAGATCCTGTTTTCCATGCTGGTTAACCCGGCCACCATTGGCCAGGGCAATACCGGTGGCGACTATACAGGCGGCGCGAACAACGGCGGATCAAACATCCGCGAAAGCGGTTTGCAATTGCGCAGTATGCTGCAGGCCGACCGCGATATTACCCTCGGCTATTTTAATTTTTTCAAACAATACAACAACATAGATCCCGACATCTGCCTGGGAGTTCAGGATATGGTTTTAACCACGCTTGATCAGGGCGCCGGCACGAAGGGAGTATTAAGCTAATGAGGGCGCAGCTAATTCAAACCATCACCGAGATCCAGGACTATGTGCCTGTGAATATGACGAGCGACATCGACACAGTATCGCCCTTCCTGGCTTCGGCCGAAAATATGTATTTGGTTAAGCTCATCGGATCCGGACAGTTCGCGGATCTGCAGGAAGCTTATGCCGCTGCCGGTGATAATGCCGGCGCGATCACAGATCCTGAAATTAAACAGGCTGTGCTTTATTGCCAAAAGGTAATTGCCAACCTGGGTTATTTTCTGGCCATACCGGTATTGAGTCTGTCCATCGGTTCATCCGGGATACAGATCAACTCTAACGAAAACACCAAACAGGCCTTTCAATGGCAGGTAGAAGATTTAAAGTCTTCGCTACTCGACCTGGGCTTTAACGGTATTGAAGAATTACTGGAGCTGCTGGAGAGCGACACGGATAAGTTCGCGCAGTTCGCATTTTCTACACAGCAGGCCAAAATTAATAAGCTGCTCATCAGGTCGGCATGTGATTTTAGCGACCAGTACAATATCAATAATTCCCGCTACGTATTCCAAACCATCGCCTATATCATGAAGCGGGTGGAAGATCAAACGGTGCAGCGCATCTTCGGTATCGACTTTTTCCAATCGCTCAAAGGCCCAACATTAACCGATGCGCAGCAATACCTGGTAGATAATTATATCAAACCGGGCATTGTGTTGCTTACCGTGGCCAAAGGCATTGTGGAGCGCGTGATCGCCTTCCAGGATGGAACGGTGGGCGTCAACTTCCGTGGCCGGTATGAGAATATTAAAGAGAGCCTGTCGCCAACTGGTGAGCAAATAGCCACAACCACAGATCAGCTGATCTGTGATGGCAATCAATTTTTACAGGACGGGATCGAACACGTGCTGGCTAACCCAACAGATTTTACAACCTACGTAGCGCCGGAACCGCGCCGCAGGTTCAAATTTAAAAACGACCCTCGCAAGGGATTATTTGGATTATGATTTCAGAACAGGAATATACAACCGCAGCTCAGAAGCTGAATTGCGAGGAAGCGGCTATCAAATCGGTTACCCATACCGAAGCTGCAGGCGAGGGCTTTTACAAGTCAGGTAAGATCATCCTCAAGTTTGAGGGTCATGTCTTTCATGAGTTTACCCAGGGCAGATACGATGAGAGCCACCCGACCATCTCATACCCGGCATGGACTGAAAAATACAGCCAGTTTGGTGATGCCGCTTATATCCGGTTCGACCAGGCCTTTACATTGGATCCGCACGCGGCCATGATGGCCACCAGCTGGGGAATGTTTCAAATCATGGGCGAAAACTATTCGAGCTGTGGTTTTGCAACGATTGATGCCTTTGTAACCGGCTTAAAGTTAGGTGAAGACAATCAATTAGATGCTTTTTGCACCTACTGCAAAACACAGGGCCTGGACAAATACTTGCGCGAATTTGCTACAGAACTTGCAATTGCTACCGCTTTATTCGCCGAGCATTACAACGGGTCCCGCTATAAGGTGAATCATTACGACACTGACCTGGCTAAATACTATTTATCATTTAAAACCCCTGCAGTATGATCACTCCCGGAAAAAGGTATTTGATTACCGCAGATCATTGGTTTTTAGCACCTGATGGCGAAGAGTATCGCGGCGTATGGGGAAAATGCAAGGTTGTTGAGGCCAAAGAACAATTTGGATTTGTACCGCAAAGGCCATCAACCAACTGGTTTTTACAGGTTGGCGAAGGTGAAAATTCAATGATTCTCGCAGGCTGCCAAATTCACTATGCTGTAGAATGTGATAAAAAGCCATTCAGAAAAGAAGGAACCTACACGCATGAATGTACGAAGACAGAAATGGCAATTGGCAAAATATATTTCACAGAATAATTTAAAAACCCTAATTAAAATGAGCACTACAACCTCCACCACATCACCATCATTAATACAGCGCCTGTACGCGGATATGCCTGTATTTTGGAAAAATGTACACCTATTCGGTTTGGCCTTAGTGGCCATAGCCGCCGCTTTATCCGTAGTTGCCGGCGTGCCGGTCATGGCTGTAACCATCGTCGGATCTATCGGCGGTACCTTATCGGTAATTTCCGAGTTCGCCATTAAGGATTCAACCCTGTTTTCCGGTGGCTTAACAACAGAAAACGTTATCGCCGCTATCCCGCAGATCGCTGAACAAGTTGTTGAAGCAAAAGAAGCAGCAGCACCTTTAATGGCAATTATAGCACCGACTGTTGCCGCGGTTGCACCTGCGCCACCTGCTCCGGCGCCTACTCCGGTTTATGTTGCACCTGTAGCCGTTGCGCCTGTTATAGTGTCGGCTCCAATAGCTACTCCAAATGTTTAGGCAAACATTTAATTATTTAGGCAATAATCCCCACATGGGTATTATTTCCGGCTTCAGCAGCGGGGGCATTCTGTTTATTCAGAATGTCTTCACTAACGAAGTTTGGCTCCGCGTGATGGCCGCTGTTGGCGTGTGGGCAGGCGCGCTCGTGGCTATCCTAACCCTGGCCATCAAGATCTGGGAAACCGTTACCATCATTAAAAACAAAATCATTAAGAAATGAAAAAGTTACTATGTATTTGCCTGCTCCTGGCAGGATGTGCCACATTCCAAAAACAGCAAAAGGCAGCGGAAGCATTTTATACGCAATACCCTAACGAGCTGGCCAAATTATGCGCCGCAAACTATCCTCCGCAAGACAGGTTAGTAACCGGGCATGATACCGTTACGCATGTTGATACCGTAACCACACCAGGGCCGGTGATCACTTGCCCGCCAGGTGCCATTGTTAATTGCCCCGGTTCAAAAAACGTTTACAGGGATAGGATTGTAGTTGATACCCTTTACCAGGTAGACGCCGCCAAAGTAAACGTGCTGACGCTTCAAAACAATACGCTCGGGCAAACTAACGAAAGCTTAACCAATTCGTTAGGCACCGAAACGAAGCAAAGCGCAACCAGGTTGTTCATCATCCTTGCGCTGGCCATTGTGCTGGCCGCGAGTATCATTGTCAATGTTAAACTCTTATTCTTTTAAAAATGGAATTCGGCCTATTTGATTATACAGTTATAGCCGGCACCGTAGCGGGGCTGGCTATACTGCTTTACTTTTATTTTAACCGGCCAAAACCGCCGGGCAACTTCACCATTTAATTAATTTTATTGATTCCATAACTACTCAACCATGCGCCAAATCTCCGGTAACCGCCTGCTTAAAGGCCAAATCATCGACTATAATTTCACTATTCCATCCAGTTGGGACGAGCTTTCTTACTATCAGCATGCCTATATCCTGCAGGTATTGCACCATGATGGCGATAAGTTTTTAAAAACAGACAAGCTGCTGTATATCTTATTTGAGGGGCATTGGGATATTTTGGCCGATATATCAGCCGATGATCTGCACGGCCTGGCTTCGTGCACTAATTTTATCTTTAACGAGCGGCCGTCAGCCATCAATAAGTTTCCAAAAATCAAACTGAATAAGAAGTTTTACCTGGCGCCTGCAGATAACCTGGGTAATATTGGTTTTGGCGAATGGTGCTTTGTTTACCAGTTTGCCAAGTATTTCCGAGAAACAAATGATATGATCTTCCTGGATAAACTGATCGCTACGCTATACCGCTTGCCGGATCCGGCTCAACATCCGGATGACATTAATTACAGCGGCGATATACGCGAAATATTTAACGAGAACCTGATAGATAACCGGGCGCGCCTGGTGGCGGATATTCCGGAGAAATTAAAGCTGGGTATTTATACCTGGTTCGGATCCGCCTTGTTCGAGGTAATGGAACGCAGGCCGCACGCTTTCCCACCGGTTAATCCAAATGATCAGACAGACAATGACTCCGATCCGGACGATGGCCGCACCTGGCTAACCATTTTCCGCGAGCTGCTCGGGCCTAAGTGGGGTACCACAAAAGAACTCAAATACACCAACGCCATGTTTGTGCTGGATGGCCTGGAGGAGACGCGTATCGAATACGAAAAGTCTATGCGGCCCGCAAATAGCTAAACTCTTAGTGTCGTTTAACAGCCCTAATGGCCTTGCGATATTCGGTTCATGGATATTGCAGGCCTTGTTGCACGTTTCTTATTTTACGCCCAGGAGCATCAGGATGTTTTACACGATCCGGCTGAAAAATCGCAAACAGCCTTCGCGCTTTTTGATCTCGAGAACATTAACGAGATCATTAAAAACGGCGTAAAATTTCCTTGTATTTTACTGCAAACGCCCGAAATTGTTAAACAGGGCGAACACGACAGCACCATAGAGCAATACGAGTTCGCTTTTATGGTGTTAAAGCCATTGCCTAAACGTGACTTATCATTAAAGCCTGGTATCATTCAGGACTGTAAAAATATCTCCGATGAGATCTATAACCGGTTATTGTTGGATACCGATAACGGTATGTTCGACGGTGGCTTAACCAATACCGCCGAAGGAATTGTCGGGCCAATCGGCGATCAGTTGTACGGTTGGGGTGTTAACCTCGGATTTGACCAGGGCTACAACGCCGTTGTCGATCCATCAAAATGGGGGGATCTGCTTTGAGCATTATCCTCAACACACCACCGCCGGCCGTAGCCTTTAGCCGCAATCCCCTGCCGATCGCGCTGCAAAGCGACGATTACCTGGCTAATTCAGGCAGCGCCGCAAGCGTGATTATAGATTTCGCTACGCCCATTGCCGCCGGTAAAACGTTAACATTTAGCTGGAGTGCGGCCAGTGTGGCCTTCACCTTTGCCGATGCTCCGGACAATTCGGGCGCGCAACTGCCATCGGGCGATGGTTCGCCGGCGCACGTGGCCACGGTAGTTACCTGGCTAAACAATAATTTCTACATCAACCGGGATTATACCGTTACCCAGGTGATGATTGGTACAGATCCGCAGCCTTCCATTAGTATTACCGCTAACGTTTTCGGCATCGTTTACAATTTAACCGTTACAGCCAGTTTCGGGATGACCTTTGCCGTTACACCGGGTGTCAACACTTTAATGCAAAGCAATTTCAGGCATTTGCTGCAGGTGTGGAAGGTTGGCAGTCCGGATGTGGCTTTATACGATCAGAACCTGCAATTAGACTATCCTATCGACGGCACCACCACGAAAGACCTTTCGGATGTTTTAACCACCTTTTTAGACTATGATATTCCCGATCTGAACGCTGTTTGGCAGCCTTGCGTATTGTCGTATATGCAATATTATTTGCGTTACGCAGAAATTTTTGGCGAATTAACACTGGCTCAGCGTGCCTACAAAACAGGTAGCTATTTTGCTTACCTGGGTGGCTATAGCAATCCCGCGTTGGGTGTTATAGCCGATGACAATCACCTGCAAAATTATTTAATGCCCGGTGGCTTATATCAATTTCAACGTTGGTTCGAATCTTTTCCGGTTGATAATTTCTGCATCCGTACTAATACGCCTTTGTTTTTATACTTCGTAAACAACCGAAGCATAGCCGAAACACTGGCACTGCAGGTAGTGATCGCGTTTGACACCGTTGGCCCGCAAACTATCGTTATCGCCGGCGGCTTACTGCAGCCATTTAACAAAGTATGCGTTAACTGCAGTTACCAGGCATTAGGGTTAACAACCTATACCAACGACACAAAAAAAGTAACCGGTTATACGGTAACGCTGATCGAAACCACTACCGGTACACCGCGCAGTTTAACAAAAACATTCACAGTCGACCGTTCTTACCAGGCTTATACCAGGTACATTATCTACGGCGATTCATCCGGAAACTTCAAAACACTACAGATGTACGGAAAATCGCAATTAACCAGCAATTTAACCGATGCGCAGGCTTACGCTTTCCCGGATCAGAATACGCCGACTAAAGGCAACATCACCCGGTATAACATTGAATCAATCGAATCGGACGCGGTGAACACCGGCTATATCGTTGGTTCAAACGCTTTCGATTCCATTAAAGAACTCATGCTGGCCAAAAAGGCTTTCCGTGTGATCGGCGCGGCGTTGGTGCCAATCGTGATCACCAGCGAAAAATTCGATTACTCCTCCGATGGCGTTAACCAAAGCGCCTTTAAAGTGGAATATCAACTGGCTTACCAGAACAATAACTATACCGGCAGCACCGGGGCGCTAATCGTACCGCAGCTGAATCAACCACAACAATCATTAAACGAAATTTAATATGGCAGTAGGTATTTTAAGCGCTCTCGAAAATTATTTTTACGAACAGGGGCAAACCTATACCCGAGCCGAAATATCCGCCTTAATCGCCGGCGCGGTTGCCAGCGAAGGCATAGGTGCAAGCGATGCTATTTTTACCGTGGAAAATACCGATTCAGGTTACGAAGATGCAGGCATTAATTGCTCTATAACAGATATTCGCTTGATCGGTAAAACAGGTTACCCGGTATTCACCACGCAAAGCAATGTGCAGTTTCGCCCGGCCGATCTGAGCTACAATACAACCACGGGTACCGTAACCATTACCGGTTTTAATTTACTAACCGACCAGGTCATTACTATTTTTTCGGTTGGTACCGTGGGATCTGATACCAGTTCCTTATCCGATCGCCTAACAGCAGTTGAGGCCATGCTGGCGGTTGTTGCAAATAGCTCAACGGTGATGATCTGGATTGAACCGGATCTAAGTAAATCGCCGCCTGCGGGATTTGTAGAAGTAACCGATTATACCGGCCGTTTCTTGGTTGGCGTTGTGCCTGGCGATCCGGCTATGGGTGCTGTTGGCGATATTGGCGGGGATTCAACCGTCACATTATCTATTGCTAATTTACCTCCGCACGCACACACTATTCAATTAAATGAGAATGGCACCGGTAACAGCAGCCTTTACCCAGCTGTGACCGATAATAACAGTTCCCCAAAAAGTACTGGCACCACATCAAGTATAGGATCAGCCGACCCTTTCTCTATTATCCCGAAATTTTCCGGTGTACGCTACATCAAATGGACAGGCTTATAATGAATCAAAAGATTTGGCACTAAAGCCAATAATTAAACAAATAAAAATGGATATAAAAAAACCGTCAGTTGGTAGAATAGTACACTACTTTCCCAGCGATTCAGACAAGATCGCCTCAGCCAATAATGCCGAGTTCGTTCCTGCAATTGTAGTTCAAACATTTGGAGGAGACTTGGCTAACCTATCAGTATTTCCAATGAATCCGGATGCAACTAATGTTTTGCGCTATTCGGTGCATCACAAATCGAATGCCCTTGAAGGGCAAAATTATTGGGATTGGCCACAAATTAATTAACCCGACTGGAAGTCACCGCGGTTCGAGATCGCGGCGGGTTCAATAACCATTATACAATCAAAATGGCAAAAATAGATTACATACGCAGCGCCGACGGCAATAACCGGTTAATAGATAATAACCTGGCCATAGCCAAGTATTTAAAAATACCGGTGTTTACAGGCGCGCCCGGCTTAAATAATAATCCGGACGAAATAGGCCCAATCGCGATTAGCGATACCGGTACTTTTATAGTTTACCAGGGCGCCGGCATTTGGGCCGAGCCTGGTGTGGATATGACAGCCGTAAACGCGGCCATCACTACGGCCATTAATAACCTGGTTGATTCCGCACCCGGTGCGCTGGACACTTTAAAGGAGCTGGCCGACGCGCTGGGCGATGATCCCAACTTTGCTACTACCATAACCAATGCTATCGCAGCGGTGCAAAGCCAGGTAACGGCCTTGAGCAACGCGCTCATCCCGCATCCTACCTATTTCCCGCCGAATGTCAATTTAACATCCACGCAAACCACTGCAGGGTTGGAAATAGGCCAAACGATCAATATCCCGTTAAGCGCGTTTTTTAACCAGAACGATGGTGGCGCAGCTGGCGCGATCAGCATGAAAAAAGCCGGTGTGCAAATAGCTACCGTTTCGCCCTATACGGATTCCGGTATATTAATGTCGGCTGCGGCCGTGGTTTACCAGGCTAATATTGCTTATTCAGCGGGTCCCGTAAAAAATAACATTTTAGGCATTCCAGATGCTGCAGGGCAAATATTCGGCGGCAACGTCAATAGTAATTCACTATCGTACCAGGGATTTTATAAACTTTTTTACGATTGCGTAGCCACTTTCCCAACCAGCAGCGCTGCAGCCAGGGCTTTGAGTAATGTTAGGTTCAGCAATGCCGGCAATACCTTCACTTTAAATACCGGCAGCACGCTAACCAAATTCTGTATTGTATTGCCGCCGGGCAAAAGCCTGGTGAGCGTGGTAGATCAGGACGCTTTAAACCTCGACATCACCGCGCAATACCTATCCAGCGCAATTACTGTAAATGATGCTGCCGGTACAGGTGTAAGCTATACCCTTTACAGCATGAGCCAGTCGGTTCCTTATTCATCCAGTCACAGGCATAACATAACAATCGCATAATCATGGCAGCTAATTTAGAGATCGGCGGAGCCGTAAAAAGAACCCAACAAGGTGATGCCGACTGGTATTACGGTGGCGATAACGAAGCCTGGACAGACCTGGCCTCCGCAAAAGCAGGCGTACCGGCTGCTATCAGGCCGGGCAAAACCGTTGGCGTATATATTTCGGGCGTTATTGTAGAATACTGGTGGCCAACATCAGGCTCGGTGGCCGATGGCGATCTGATCGTTAAAACAGCCGACCTGAGTGGCAAGGCAGATATAACTTACGTCGATTCGCAGGATACCGCCGAGGCTACGGCCAGAGCAGCTGCCGATACCACTATTGCAGGCAACTTAACTGCCGGCGATGCCGCGACTTTAACGAGTGCTAAGTCTTATGCCGATGGTTTATTAGTTTCGGTTTATAAAGATTGCGGCAACTGGGATGCCAGTACCGGAAGTTTCCCCACAACAGGCGGAACCGGCGCGGCAGGAGCCATCAAATCTGGCAACGCCTTTGAGGTTTCCGTTGCAGGTACAGCAGCGGGCGAATCTTTTGATGTGGGTGATATTATACGTGCCCTGATAGATACACCAGGCCAAACGGTAGCCAATTGGGCAGTGAGCGAGCATAACACGCAGCAAGCCACAGAAACCAACCGCGGAACGGCAAAAATAGTAGATCAAGCTACCATCCAAACCGAAACATCAACAGATGATGCCGCCGTTGTTACTACAAAAAAGTTTTGGTTAGGTATAGCCCGATTAGTTGCCATTGCTCAGACGATAACCGGGGCATGGAACTTCACCGGCGGTTTGCAATCTGGCGGGAATGCCGTAGAAACGCAAAATAACAAAGATGCGAACAGCGGCTATGCCGGGTTAGATCCATCCGGAAATTTCAACAAAACAAGTGATAAGTTAATCGAAGGCACAACTAACCTCTATTTTACTATTGCCCGAGTACTTGGCTCGGCTCTAACTGGCTATGGCCTGGGAACCAACACAGCCTTAGCCGCTACCGATACGGTATTAGCCGCTTTCGGCAAAATACAGGCGCAATTAAATAGTAAAATTAATTTAACTGGCATATCAGCCACCGCACCTATTTTATATGATAATACAACGGGCATTGTAAGCTCACAAGCGGCAAGTGCTACGCAGCCTGGGCATGTTACTACAGGTGCGCAAACCATTGCCGGTAATAAAACATTTAACGGAAACACAACTTTCAGCGCTAAAGTAAGCTTTGGCGGCACATCATTGGCCGTGGCTGGTATCGGTACAGCTATTAATTACAATGCAACAGTTCAGGCGACCGCTAATAATGATAGCCTGTTCGGCTTAGACTTAACCGCAACAACATTCGATGCAGCCACAGGAGGCGGTTCAATAGTATCATTTTCAAGTTTAGTAGGTGGCAGTGGGTATGTTAATGGCACATATAATAGTGTACCCTTAACAGGTGGTAGTGGCACAGGCGCTACTGTTCAGATAGTAGTAAGTGGTGGTGGTGTAACGGGTATTTTAGTTACTATATCGCAAGGCGTTGGTAATGGTTATAAGGTAGGTGATGTTTTATCTGCTTCGAATACAAATTTGGGAGGTAGTGGTAGTGGTTTTAGTGTTACTTTATTGGCCGCAAACTTAACTTTTACCGGGGTAACTCCAGTTAATTTACGCTGTAACTCGATGATTCCGTCAGTTAATATGGGTGCTGCTAATAATATCGGCTCTTCAGCACTTGCTTATAACATAGCGTATATAGGTAGGGTGTACACAAACAGTGTATTTGCTTACGGACATGCCATTGACTTTCGAGATCAAAGCGGCATATTGGTAATGAATTTAAGTACCGGATCAGCTAATATCCAAATGAATGGTACATTAACCGATGCCGGTTATAAATTAGATTTAGCCGCCGGAACAACCGGGAGTATAAGAACAACGGGTGCAATAACAGCGGCTTCCAACATTGCCAGGGGTAATTATTTTAATAACTCATTAGCACCTATAACCAACAACGATGTATTGGTTGGCCTGGATATTAATAACACATTTAATTTAGGCCCTACAGCCATACAGGCATTGGGCACCATCACCGGCGGCACAGGGCACGGTAACGGCACCTGGGCTGCTGTTCCATTAACCGGTGGTACAGGTACGGGAGCAACGGCTAATATCACCGTAGCAGGTGGTGTTGTAACCGGTGTGACATTGGTTAATCACGGTTCAGGATATACCATCGGCGATACCCTATCATCTTCATCAATCGGCGGTGGAACGGGCTTTTCTGTACCTGTTTCAACCATTGGGTTAACAGGTACGTCTTATTTGTCGCTCCGGACATCAGGCGGAATCGCATCGGGCGGCGAAATCACCGGCAATAAATTAAACATCCCAACCACAGGCGCAAACGCGGCGGCAGGCACGGCCACATTAGTAGCAGGTACAGTTACCATCAACACAACAGCTATAAAAACAGGTAGCATCGTGATGCTAACCAGAAATACACCGGGCGGCACAATTGGCGATCTATCTGCACCTATTGCAAGCTTCGTCGCCGGAACATCTTTTGTTATTAATAGCGGAAACGCTGCGGATACCAGCACGGTTAACTGGATAATCATTAATTAACATGATCAAGATCCAAAACGCCCAGGGCCTGATATTAGAGTTGGATCCTACCAATGTGATCACCATTGAAAAAAACAGCCCCCTGTTTAACGATACCAACGATTTACTGCAGGATGTGAGCTATGCCGGCGTTGCTGGCTTAACCGATAACAACAAAGCTTTTTTTGGGCTTGGCCACCTGGTTGAGGCCAGTAATACGGCTTATGTTTTCCCTATCCAAATGTTTGCCGGCGGCGATCTGTTTTTAAACGGTAATATTAAGTACCGCATCGGTACCGATGGGTTTGAATATAATTTGGAGCTTAATTTAACCACCATTACGGCGCTGCTGGCCAATATCCGGCTAACCGAGATCATTACAGAAGAGACTTATCCATCGTTTACCAACCAGGCCGACTTTGAGGCCCATCTACTCGACACCGCTAAAAACCCGGATAAGTTCAATTATGTGTTTTTCCCAGTGTATAATCCGGGTTACATTGCTTTGCCTGTACCGCCCGGTACGGAATTTTACATCATGACGGGCTTTGTCAATAATTTCGATCTGACGGAGAAAGGTTTCACGCTCGACCGCTCCGATCTTGGTGTGAGTATCAGCCTGTATGCTACTTCGCCGTTTTTTAAATTAAGCTACGTAATTAAGCAGGTAGCCAAATACTTAGGCTTTAACCCGGTTGGCGGTTTCTTTTCGGATCCTAAATTTACCAATTATTGTATCTATACCCGGCAAGGTGGCGAATCATTAGACGTATGGCAGGTAGAACAAATGGCCCAGTACCTGCCAAACATCCTGATCACTGATTTATTTAAATTTTTGCGGGACCGGCTGCACCTGATATTCGATTTCAATGTAACTACGCAGGAAATGACGGTCGAATCGTTCCAGGGAATTAGCGATAGCCTGGATGTGGTTGATCTAACGCCATACGTCACCAATACTTTAGAACAGGAATTGCCCGATCAAACAGGCTATACAGTCAGTTTAAAAACCGATCAGCAAGATGTATCGTTCCAGGTAGAAGTGGGCGCCGACATGACTTACCCACCATTGTACGAAATACAGGTTGGCGATGGCAGCGACGCGGTAGAGCTGGATTGCGCTACCACCAATCAAATAATTCACGACGGATCAGGCATCACCGGCGCGGTATCATGCGCGGTTAATCAATCCGTTATTTGCCAGGATGCCGCACTTTTCAGCACGCCCGACCCGCCGTTCAACAACAGCCAACTGCCGCCCGATATTAGCTATACCGACCCAAACGACGCATCAACCAAAAATAACTGGCCGCTGCGCCTGATGGAGTACACCGGTTTTAACGAGATCACGCCCGGCAACTCTTATCCAACCTCGCAACCGGTACAACTGGGTGCCGACGACCTGAAATATTACCAGTTTCTGAATGATAGCAAAAGGCTGATTATTTATGCCAATATCCCGCCGGCTGTTTTGTCGACCCTGAAAACCACCGGTAAATACTGCTTTAAAACAGCCGGCTACAATTACACCTACTTTATTATGGAGCAGCTGAGTTACGATATGGGCGCTACCGACGAGCTGGTGCCCTGCAAAATTTACGTGCGTACACTAACCTATAACGTAGTAACCCCGGCCGTGATCAATACACTACCCACAACGTTGCAAACGGTAGATGGCGATGATATAGTGCATTCAATGGCTCACGTTAAAGCTTATTTTGATCCGTTGATTCACGGCATTACCCAGGTAAACATCAGCGCGGTAACCTGGGACGTTGGTTCGCACTTATTTACCGTTGCACCAATCCTGATACCAGCCAATATTAAAGGCGCCGGCGGCAGCATATCAACCGTGTACGCCCTGCAAAACGAAGGCCCTGGCACCACACTCATCCAGTTCCGCATTAGCCAGGGCGTACCGCAATACATGGTGTACCGTGGGCAACGCCTGCCGTTCATCCGGGCAACCGGTTACTATTATGTAGATGTGCAGGTGCAATTAACGGATACGGCCTTTATTGATAATTATACCATATTTTTTTAAAACTTAGCCTGTCGTTTACCACTCGGCACTCCTCAACGATTTTAGCTTTCCTAATTAAAAAGCGATGTCGTTAGTTGATCAGTATAACCAGGACGTTAGCGGCTGGACCCGAGACAGCACCCGCAAACTACGAAACGAGGTGCTGCGCCTGGTGCTCAACATCGGCCCTGGCTACAACAATCTTTCCGGAGCAACTAAAAAATACTACGGGGAAGCGAGCCGTATTGCCTTCACATTTCCCTATTACATGGTATTTGTGCATAAAGGCGCCGGCCGTGGTTATGGCGGTTTTAAATCCGGGAAATATACTACAGCGACAGGAGGGAAGCGCAACACCAACCAAAGCTCCATGGGTAAAATTGGTAGCGGCCAACGCCAGCCAAAGCCTTGGTTTAACCCAGTAATAGAAGCCGCCTTCCCGCAACTATCCGAAATCGTGGCCAGCTATCACGGCCAAAAGATCATGCTCAATATTCAACGTGTTTTAATCGACTAACAATGCCCGCAGGAGAAGCCCCAAAATCCATACATGCCAGTATTTATATCGACGGTAAGCCCGCGATTGGCACCACAAAAGAACTTTCGCAAAATGTGCAAAGCCTGCGCCGCGATCTGGACAGCCTTAAGGTTGGATCCGACGAGTACAACGCTGCAATGGAGAAGTGGAAGCTTGGCGCTGCCAACCTGCAACTTATCAAAAACGAAGCCAACAACCTGGGCGCCGCCATGAAGCAGCTCAGGGATGAATCGGGTGGGTTCTTCTCAGATTATAAAGAAGGTTTCGGTGAGATCAAGGAACTGGTTGAGAAAGTAACCATTGGTACTATTATTGGCTTAGGCGTACGTTCTGCGATAGAGGGCATTAAAGATGTTTGGAACGAAGCAGAAGCTGCTTATACAGCGCAGGTAAAAGCTGAAGCGCAATTAGATGCTGTTCTAAAATCAACAGGGGGCGTTGCTGGCCAAACCAAAGAAGGTCTGGATAAAATGTCATCATCCATGAGCGGGATGTATGGCGTTCAAAGTAAAGTAATCACCAAGGGGCAAGAAATGTTGCTCACGTTTACCAATGTACGTGGTAAAATATTCCAGGAGGCCATGCCGGCCATTGTGGATATGACCGCAGCCCTTAACCAGGGCACCGTGAGCATGGATACCATTCAGAAAACATCTGAGCAGGTTGGCAAGGCGCTGAATGATCCCATCAAAGGAATGGCGCAATTGCGTAAAGTTGGTGTTGATTTCTCCGATGCGCAAAAGGCGCAGATCAAAAACTTTATGGATAGCAACCGGATGATGGATGCCCAAAAAGTAATATTGGCAGCTTTAAGTAAAGAATTTGGCGGTGTGGCGCAGGCAATGGCGCAGACTGACGTAGGTACTCTGCAAAAACAAGCCACAGTAATAGATAGTATCTCCGAAGGGTTCGGTAGAATGATGATCCGGGGCAAGGCTGCGATGGCCGGTGTAATGGCTCCTTTCCTGGAATGGCTGGATAAAGCCGTTAATACGTCATTACCCGAAAAATTAAAGGAAGAAGAGGAAGGTTTAAATAGTCTGGTAGGCGCTATCATTTCAACCAATCAAAATCAGACGATCAGGAATCAGCTGATCGCTGAACTGCAGGCAAAATACCCGGATTTTTTAGGGAATATCAAAGCCGAAGATGCGGCTAACGAATTATTGACTCGGAGGCTTTCCGCTGCAAATGATCAGTACCGGCTAAAAATATTCATGGCCGCTAATGAAGATAAATTAAAAACTATCCAGGAGGACCGGACTAAAGCTATAAAAGATGAAGCAGATGCCAGGGAAAGGGTTGCTAAGGCCTCGGGCTTATCGGCGACAGAATTAGCCAAATTAACGGATGCGCAGGTAAAGAATTTAGCAGCCACACAATTTGCCGAAGAATCAAAAATGGCGAATATGTCTGCCGGCCAAGGTACGTTCGCCGGTACCACATCCGGATCATCCAAAGAAGCCCAGGCACGCGGCGATCTAACTTTAATATTAGACGGCCGCAAGCGTATCGAAGACAGCTTTAAAGAGGAAGCTGACCTAATGGGCGCCAACGCTGTTTATCAAAATAAGGTTACACAACAACGAGTAGCTGATATTGATAAAGAGATTGCAGCGGTTGAAAAATTAAAAGCTGCAGAAAAGAACCCTGATAAAAAGGCAAATGATCAAACGGAGATAGACCGCTTAAAAAAGGAAAAGGACGATACACTTGGGATAGTGGTTACACCTAAATCCGGGCCTTCATTAGCTGACCAGGCTAAAGCTGAATCACAAGCACAAAAGGCAAAGGAACTATATGCCAGTTTGATTGAGCAAGCCAGGGCATTTAATGCAAGTGAACTTACTGAAAAGTTAGCGGCAAATGATAAAGAGGTTAAAGCTGATTCAGATAAATATGATGCCGAAATAGCTAAACAAACAGCTGGCCTCAAAAAACTTCAGCAAAATAAAAAATCCACACAAGCTGAAAGAACAGCGATCCAGGCTAACATTGATAAGCTTATAATTGATAAACAGGCTTCAACCAATGCTATTCGTGAAAGACAGGAACAAGATCTAAACGATCAGATTGTAAAATTTCAGCAAACACTAACCGATGTTCATGCTACGGAACTGCAGAAGCAACTGGATAAAATAAATGAGTTTTATGATGCTAAGGCTAAAGCGGCAGGGAGTGACTATCGGGAGCAGATCACCATTGAGGCAGCACGGCAAACAGATATTACAAACGCCAAAATATCGGAAGCAAAAAGTTTACAGGATGAGATCCAAAAATTAAAGGATGAGGGCGCAATATCTGATGCGGATAAGCAAAAAGTAAGGCTGAATAAAATTGCTGCCGATTGGGATCAACAGCTCGTCAACCTAAAAAAGAAATACAGCTTAGAACTCCAGGCCACACAAGCCTTTAAAGATGCTGAAGCTTTAATATTAGCCGGCAAAACTAAAGCTATAGCAGATGCCAAAGCTGATGATCCTGCAATAAAGAAACAGCAGGAACAAACACAAAAGATAGAAGATTTTGAAATTGAGGCTGCCCAGAAGACAGCAAACGAAATATTTTCTATCACTTCCAAAAACAGACAGGCTGACACAGATGCACAGATTAAAACACTGGAAGCCCAAAAAACAGCCGAGTTAAATGTTGTTGGGCTTACACAAGGTCAAAAGGCCACCATTAATGCCACTTATGCCCAAAAAGAAGCTGAAGTAAAATTACAGGCATGGAAAGCTGATCAATTAGCGTCTGAAGAACAAATCGTAATCAACGGCGCATTAGCCGTTGTAAAGGCACTCGCCCAGGTTGGGCCATTGGGTTCATTTGTCATTCCAGGAATAGTAGTTGAAACAGCAGTTCAATTAGCAACCGCAGCATCCCAAAAACCACCGGCCTTTGCTGGTGGTGGTTTAACAGATGAGGATCCTGCCGGCTATGTTGGCCAGCCAACAGTATTCACGAATTCAGCATCAGGTCGCCCTATTATGGCCGGTGAGGCTGGTAAAGAATGGATAGCGCCAAACTGGATGGTAAAAAGCCCCCGTTATGCCAACGTGATTGGAATGCTGGAGAGCGCTCGACAGGATAAACGCGCCTTTGCAGCCGGTGGTTCTACAGGATCGCCAATTGCTGCAGCACAAACACCAGGAATCGATTTAAGCCCATTGCTTGCCGAAATGCAATTAAACACCAAAGCAATAAAGGATCAAAAGGTCATCCTTAGTATGGCTCAGTTCAATGAAAATAACCGGAAAGTTGCACAGATTAAAGATGATGCTACCTATTAACTATATTTGAGTTCACATTTAGTTAATTATATCCCGGTTGCTTATAGGCGCCGGGTTTTTTATTTTGTTACTGCATTTGTTACCCGTATTGTTACTGCTTAATATTTTTAGCTTCAATAAGTTAAGGCGACTTGTAACAAAAAACACAGTGTAACAGTTGATTTGGGCTTTTATTTTTTATTATTATATATTTATGCCTTAAACCTTATAACATGAAAAAAATACTACTGCTAATTTTTATTATAATTCCATTTTTGTCTAACGCTCAAATAGGTGGCTCCAAAATTAAAGGGCCTTTAACTATTAAATATGGCGTGTTTCACGAAGGGGACACATTGAAAGTTGGTTATGGCACTAATCCTAATGGTGATTTTAAGTTTATTTATACACCTCCAAATGGTTTTTGGGGGACTCCACAACAATCATTGCCAAAAGGATTAGGCGGCTCACAAGTTGTTATTAAGTTTTTCAAGAAGCTCGAAAGTGACCGCACCGGAATTAAATACTGGACGGTTATAAATGTTGGTGGACTTGCTAACACAATAGTTGAACTTGAACCAGCCATTGAATCTGGTGAGATTGTTATTCCAGGTTATGACCCTAAACAAATAAACGCACCAGTTCAGAAAATTGACGTTGCCGATCAAATTGGAAAGTTGAAAAAACTACTTGACGCAGGCGCGATTACTCAAGAAGAATACGATGCTCAAAAAAAGAAACTTTTAGCGCTATAATTCCCCTTAATTATACTATTGCCAAAGCCGGCTTAAACCGGCTTTTAAAACTCGAACTTACCAGGGAGTAGATCTTCAAAGTCTCCCTGGATAGTTTTTGCACTGGCCGTTTGATACTCGTCATCTAAGTGCGCATACCGCTCGGTAGTTTCTAATTTAGAATGTCCCAGGGCTTTCTGCAAGCCGTAAATGTTACCAACCTTTGTCATGTATAAGTAGCCATAAGTATGCCGTCCTACGTGGCTTGTCAGCCGCTTATTGATCTCAGCCTTAATAGCGATCTCTTTTAACGACCGGTTATATTCCGCTTCCGTCGGCAGTTCAAAATAGTTTCCGGCCATCTTTTGGATAAACAGTTGCGCCATGGGCATAATAGCTATATGTAGTTTCTTGCCCTTTTTTAAGTTCTTTTTGGGTATAAAGTCGAGATACCCGGGTGTTATTATCCAGGAGTAATTAACCCGGTAAACATCCGAGATCCGCAGGCCTGTAAAGCATGCGAAAAGAAAAGCACTCAATACCTGCTTTTGTGTGATCGTAAGCTCGCCAGATCTGTTAACGATCATCAGGCGCCTAACCTCATCTTCATTACAGTAAGTAGTTTCGGTAGGTGGTTTGGGATTAGGGAACTCCAATACCTCGGTATGTACCCGCAGCGTTGGTTCTTTATTGGCTAAAATCAAATACGTTTTAACCTCTTTGATGCGCGTCCAAATGGTGCCAGGTGTATATTTTTTACCAGGCTTGTATTCTGTATTTTGCAGATATTGCTTTAGCGCCTTCATCCACTTCAAATTAATATTATTAAACAAAGCAGTTTTATCATATTGGATGAGTAAGTGGTATGCCGCCATTGCGTTCTGCTTTGTTTTAAGATCAATTTCTTTTTTATTAAATCTGGCCACAATTTCCCTTTCCATATAAGCAGAAAACGATTCCCTTGAGTCAAACACACTTAGCTCGCGTCTGAAAATGGGAATATCAATATACTGGCGTTTGTACCTGTAATCAAATACGATTTCATTATGCCTGGCACGTTCCCGCATAATAAACAAGTTATGATCAGCAGCTTGCTTATCATCCTTAAACCTCGCCAACAGCACACTATTAACCAGGTCGATCTTTTTAGACGGCCATTTAAATTTTAAAGAAAATTCACCATGCTTACCATTCAGTACTACCTGCAGGTAAACAGAAGCTTCACCTGTGGCCATATTAACCGCTCTCGGGTTAAACCACAGTTTGCTTGAAAAATTGTACAT